GCAGGTCAAGGGCAAGGTCCGTGACGAGGCGTCCCTCCGCTACCAGCAGGACTTCAGTGGTACGGCCCGCTACGACGAGGCCGACGCCTACGTACTGATGGCGATGGGCATGGACTGGCTCGGCTACTCGCTGGCCGAGGTCCCGGAGACCCACTCCCGGGCGCTGAAGGGCGTGGCCTGGCCGACGACCACCGTGGCGGTGGCCCGATGAGCCCACGCCCTGTCAACGCCACCCGCACCGACATCATCGGCATGCTCCGCGACGGCCACAGCAACAGTCGTATCGTCCGCGAACTCCGCGTCGACAAGCAGCGCGTCCGTCGGATCCGAAACGAACTCGCCCTCCCGACGTTCGTGCCCATCGAGCAGACCCGCACGCTCGAGGAGAAGTGGGCAATCGACACCCGGCCCCTCGACAGCGGCCACGTGGAGTGGGCAGGCGAGCGCGCCACCGGTGGCACCCCGCTCGTGTCCTACAAGGAGAAGCACTACAGCGCGGCCGCCGTCGCCTTCCGTATCCGCACCGGCCGCGACCCGCAGGGCTACGCGATCGCCGACTGCGGCATGCAGCACTGCGTCGCACCCGAGCACGTGGAGGACGAGGCCGGCCGTCTGCGGAATCGCGAGCAGCTCCGGTATCTGACCGGTGGCCGGGAGCGGAAGCCGTTCTGTGTCCACGACCACGACCAGGCCGAGCACGGCCGGTACGAGCAGGACGGGACGGCGTACTGCGAGGCGTGCAAGGTCGTCCGGAAGCGGGCCGAGCGTCAGGCGGTGGCGTCATGACCCAGTCCACCGGGGCCGTCCCCGCCACCAAGCGCCCCATCGACTGGCGCACCCGCGCCGCATGCCGCGGACTCGGCGACGTCATGTTCCCCGACACCAACGCGAACGAGATCGCCGCCGCGAAAGCGGTCTGCGACAGCTGCCCGGTACGTCTCGCGTGCCTGACGGACTGCATCCGTCACGAGGGCGGCCGGTCGTCCCTGTCGAGGTGGGGCGTGTACGGGGGCCTCACCCCACGGCAGCGGGTCCGCCTGTACGTGAAGCTGCGCGACTCCGGGAGGCTCCCGTGACCGGCCGCCTGACTGTCGCCGACGCCCTGTTCGTCGACCTCGGCGAGGGATTCGAGATCAAGGACGGCGACCGCGCCGGACAGATCAAGTACACCCGCCAGCCCCGCGCCCGCTTCGAATGCGTCCGCTGCGGCTACGCCTCCCCGACAGTCACCGGCCCCGCCGCCGTCCGCGACTTCGTGGCCAACGAACCCACCGACCACCGGGCCGTATGCCCGGCCATCCACACCACCACCAACCAGCAAGGAGCCATCGCCGCATGACCATTCAGCCCGACACCCAGCACGACGACGAGTTCGCCTTCTTCCTCACCCAGCACAGCCGCGGCGAGGCCCACGCACAGATCAGCGGCGAACTCCGCGAACTCCTCACCGCCGTCCAGGAGCACGGCCGCAAGGGCTCCCTCGTCATCAAGGTCAACGTCGAGCCGCCCAAGGGCCACGTCGACGGCCAGCCCCTCCTCGTCTCTGTCGAGTCCGAGCTGAAGGCGCCCCGCCCGATCGCCTCGCCGTCCATGTACTTCGTCGACGACGACGGCCGGCCCACCCGCAACGACCCCCGCCAGATCGCCGCGTTCGACGTGCGCGACATCAACACCGCCACCGGCGAGATCAAGGAAATCTGACCATGACCAACACCGACACCGTCACGCCCATCGCCGCGCTCGCACAGCAGGCCCTCGCCCCCAAGGAGGTCCAGCCCGGCGGGATCTACCTCGTCGCCACCGCCACCGGCCACGTCGAGCGCGTCGACCTCACCGGACCCGAGCACACCGGCACCATCGCCCGGAAGACCGGCAACACCATCGTCCGTGACGCCGCCTCCTTCCTTACCTACTACGGCAAGCACAAGGACGACGCGAGCGAGGTCTACTCCGACGTCGAGAAGCTGTCCGTCACCGCGGTCCTCGACGCGCACGCCGCGGACGAGCCCGGCTTCGGCGAGCACCGCCTCCAGCTCGCGCTGCGCCGCACCAAGGCCTGGCAGGAGTGGCTCAACCTCGACGGGCAGCTCGTCGACCAGGACCGGTTCGCGAACTTCCTGGAGGACCACCTCCCCAACCTCGTCGACCCGGACGCGGCGACGATGCTGGAGATCGCGCAGTCCATCAAGGCCACCACCAAGGCCGAGTTCCAGAGCAGCAGCCGACTCCAGTCCGGGGAGCGGAAGTTCGCGTTCATCGAGGACACGAAGGCCAGCGCGGGCGCGAAGGGCGACCTCGCGATCCCGGAGACCTTCAAGATCGCCGTGCCGCCGTTCGAGGGCGCCGACGCCTACTCGATGACCGCCCGGTTCAAGTACCGGCTCGGCGGCGGGCAACTCGCCCTCGGCTTCAAGCTGGAGCAGCCCGAGGAGCGCGCGAAGGCCGCGTTCGCCGACGTCCTCAAGGCGATCAGCGAGGGCGTGGACACGCCGATCCTGAACGGGACCCCGGCCTGATGGCGGGCCGCGCGCGGGGCGGCGCCGACTCCCGCTGTCCCGCGTGCGGCCACCCCCTCCTCAGCCAGTGGGTCGGAGACATCGCCGCCATCAAAGCGACCGTCACCCTCCACCCACCCGAGGACCGCCTCCCCTACCCGCAGGCAGCACAAGACCAGACAGCGAACGACCTCGTCTGGTGCCTGCCCCGCCTACCGCACCGGGCCCTACGCCTCCGCTGGACCAGCAGCCGACACCCACCCGACTGCCCCCACCAGCACCTCACAACGCACAAGTGCCCGACGCAACCGCTCTTCTGAGGAGACCGCTCGTGACCAACGTCCGCCACATGCAGCGCGACGACCAGGCGGACCCGCACGGCTCCGAGCAGTACGACGCCGAGCGGTACGTCCTCGGCGGCTCCATGCACCGACCCAGGGACATCCCCGCCGTCCGCGCACTCATCGCCGGAACGGACTTCGCCCTCCCGCAGCACGAACGGATCTGGAACGCCCTCGGTCACCTCTACGACCACGGCACCGAGATCACCCCGTTCACCCTGCGCGTCGAGCTGGAACAGCGCAAAGAACTCCAGCTCGCCGGCGGCCTCGCCTACATCAACCAGCTCGGCGACTGGGCACTCGACGCCGAGTACCACGCTGGCCTTGTCCGTAAGGCGGCCGACCTCCGCGCCGAAGCCGACCTCGGCCGCCGCATCGTCCAGCAGGCCACCGCCCCCGACGCCGAACCGGGCGCCGCCGTCACCTTCATCGACGACTACCTCCAGCGGCAGAAGGAGCGCAGCCTCGGCCGCTCCGGCGACCCCGCAGACGCGCTGCTGGCCGAACTCCTCGACGCGTCCAGCCTCGACAACATGCCCACCCTCGAACCGCTGGTCGGCGACCTGCTCCACCTCGACAGCCTGGCCCGGGTCGTCGGACCGTCCGGCCACATGAAGTCGTTCATGGTCATCGACTTCGCCGGGCACGTCGGCACCGGCATGCAGTGGCACGGCCACCACGTGCGGCAGGGCACCGTCGTCTACCTCGTCGCCGAAGGCGCCCGCGGTATCCGCAAGCGGGTCCGCGCGTGGGAGAAGCACCACGGCATCAAGATGACCGACGTCCTGTTCCTGCCCCGGCCCGTCCAGGCGATGAGCCCCGAGTGGGACACCCTCATCGAGGCGATGCGCCGCCTCGCCCCGTCGATGGTCGTCATCGACACCCAGGCCCGCGTGTCCGTCGGCGTCGAGGAGAACTCCGCGAAGGAACTCGGCCTCGTCGTCGACCGCATGGAGCAGCTCCGTGCCGCGACCGGCGCGTGCGTCCTCGTCATCCACCACACCGGGCACGTCGGCGAGCACGGCCGAGGCAGCTCGTCCGCCAAAGGCGCCTTGCAGTCCGAGCTCCACGTGTCGAAGAAGGGCGACAACGCCCGGAACATCGTGGTCACGCTGAAGACCGGCAAGCAGAAGGACGACGAGGAGGGCGGCGACCTTCAGTTCGGCCTGAAGGTGATCACCCTCGACGGCGAGACGAAGCCCGACGGCCGGCCCGTCACCTCGGTCGTGCTGGAGTCGCTCGACATGCGCCCCGCCGAGGTCGTGAAGGGCAGTCCGGAGTGGCTCGTCTCGGTCCTCGACAAGGCGAAGGTTCCGCTGACGTGGGGCAGTCCGCGGGTGCACAAGTGGTGCGCTGAGTACCGGATCCAGATGCGCAAGGACAAGATCGAGGAAGCCGTCCGCCTGCGGAAGAGCCGGGACTCTTTCGATGAGGCGCAAATAGGGACGGGGGATGACATCCCGGGCGCCTATATCGGGACGGGGGATGACAGGCCGGGCACATCGGTCTCAGGGGTGTCCGATTCGCCCCTAAATACCTCCCCCCAAACCTCCCCCGCGATCTTGAACGACCACCTCCCCCACGATCTTGGGGGGAGGCCGGGGGAGTTTGAACAAAACCCCAGGTCAGACCTCCCCCCGAGCACGGGGGGAGGTCGGGGGGATGCCCTAGCAGCACCTCCCTCCCCCCGCCCCTCCTCTAGGGAGGGGGGAGGTGCGGGGGAGACAAGGGAAAACACCACCCCCGACGGACCCCCCTGCACCATCTGCCGCCACCCCATGACCACCGACTGGGCAAGCCGCGGATACGACACCCACATCGGCTGCGACCCCGCCACCGGCAGCCACCCCGACCGGCCCGACCACAGCCACGCAGACCACCACCACGGCGCCGCATAACCCACCCAGGAGACCCGCATGGACAACCAGCCGTACACCGACACCGACCTCCGCACCGAAGCCGCACGGCAGCACGCCACCCTCATCAAGGACCCCGACTTCATGGGCGTCGGCGAGATGATGCAGGACTCCGAAGTCGCCAGCCTCGCCCCGCAGCACACCGCCGAGGACATCGACGGCCAGCCCAACGACGCGGACGGCGTCACCTGGAGCCAGCTCCTGCCGCCCGAGGCCGACGACTGCGAGGCCTACGACCTGGCGCAGAACGGGATCTACGACCTGATCACTGGGGCGGCCGACGTGTCTGAGTGGGCGATCAACCTCGGCGCCGACGGCCTGGAGCCCGAAGACCACCAGATCACCGTCCAGGGCGACGGCCACCCGATCGCCCGCATCCACTTCGCCTTCGAACCCGGGATGTCAGACGAGATGCGCTCAGCCCTTGTCGAGGGAATCGGCGAGGCGATCGCCGACGCGCTCTGACCGCGCACCCCGCGCACACGCAACCCCCCACACACAGCCCACCGGCCCGCCACCAGCCCCCGTCCACTACTGAACAACCGGTCAGTAACACCACCGCCCGTACTGAACAACGAGTCAGGAGCAGCACCCGTGACCAGCAACAACACCCCCGACCCGCTCACCGATCAGCAGCTCGACGAGATCGAAACCCGCGCCGCGCACCTGCACGAGTACGGCGACCCCACGGACACCCGAACTGCCGGATGGGAGGAGCTCGCCCGGACCGACGTGCCCGCGCTGATCGCCGAGATCCGCCGGCTCCAGGCCGAACGGCAGAGCGCGGCCCCTGAGTTCACCGAGGCCCGCACGGCGTTCATGCACATCGGTCGTACCCCGTCCCTCGAAGGCCTTCGCGCCGAGCTGCGTATCGAGGGCCACCCGCCCGTCGTGGGCCGGTACATCGGCGCCTCGATGGGGCGCATGCTCGACGTGCCGGGGCACGAGCACCTGCTCGCCATCGACCCGAAGTTCATCTTCGAGTACGCCGACGAGCAGCCGACCGCCGACGCGTCCGAGGCGTGCGGCAAGTGCAAGCAGCCGTTCGACCCGGCCGACACCCGCTTCGACGGACAGGCCCGCCACTACCTGACGCCGTACTGCCGCGGCTGCGTCGACCGCTGCCACGACAACGAGAGCGCCGATCACCGGTGCGTCATCTGCGCCTGACCCGCACAGCACCGGCCGCCCCGCGGGACTCGGGGCGGCCGGCCCCCCAATCCTCTCGCACGATCAAGGAGCACCATGACCGAGACCACCGACGTTGCGTGGACCATCGTCGTTCGGATCGAAGACACCGACCGCTGGATCGACTGGTCCACCGGCCACCGCACCGTGCCCGACGTCCTGGCCGCCGCCGAGCTGATCGTGCCCGTGTCGACGATCGCTGAGATCCGCTTCGACCGGATCACCACGGCGCGGGAGCGGTTCAGCCTCGCCGATCTCGGGGCGACCGACGCCGCCGCACCGTCTGTGCCCGCCGACCGGGCCGCCGCCGCTCCCGTCAAGCAGCGCGCCGACCTCACCGAGGCCGAGTGGGCCGAGCAGGAACGCGCCCGCTTCGAACGCCTCTACACCCGCGAGTACACCCGCGCCGAGCAGGCTGAGGATCTCCTCAAGGTGGCGCACGAGACGTCCAACCGGGCCGAGGCCGAACGGGCCCGTGCGGCAGAGCGCGCCGAGACAGCCAAGCGCGACGTCCAGATCTACCGCGAGCGCCTCGAACGGCTCGGCGAGGGATACACCGAGCAGCGCAAGCGCGCCGAGGCGATGGAGCGCGCCATGGAGTCCACCGCTACTGACGCCCTCGCGCACCGGGGCTGCCACCGAGACCTGATGGGCCAGTGCCTGCGCGCGGAGAAGGCCGAGGCCGCCGTCGAGCGGGTTCGTTCCGTGCTGGAGTCGGAAGCCGTCGTAGGCCGAAGCGCTCTCGACTACAGGGGGCTGATCACCGCGGCGCTCATGGCCGACCAGGCGCCAGCGCCCGACCCGAGCCGTGTGGCCGGCGAGGCGCAGCAGCCCGAGACGCCGACGTTTGTCTGCAAGTGCCCCGCCGAGATCTGCCATTGCGGCCACCACGCCGCCGTGTCCCAGCCCGGCAAGGAGGCCTGACCCATGGCCACCGTCGGCATTGCCGCCGCGATCGAAATCGACGGCGTCCGCTACAGCCACCACATCGCCGTCTCCGCACGCTCCTGGCAGGTGGCGGACGAGACGACCCGCGAGGCGTTCCGAGAAAGGGCCCGCGACGGCCTCGGCGAGCACCTCGCCGCGACGCTGCCCATCGAGGTCACCGTGCACGGCGCAGCCGAGGAGTCCACCTCGTGATCGCTGAGGCCATAGACACCGCGTACACCATCGGCTGGGCCATCGTCGCCTGGATCATCCTCACCGCAGCCGCCGCCACGCTCGCCCTGTACACGCTGCTCATCACCGCGTGGACCGTGTGCTGCCTCACCTGGCGGGTGGGACGCGCAGCCTGGCAGGCCGTCACGAGGGGCGCAGCAGGGCCGTCCTGGCGACGCGGGAGACTCCGCGCCCGAATCCACGCACACACCCGCACCAGGCGCCACAACGAGCCCACAGAGACACACACCTACCGGGAGGCAGCGTGAGCCCGATCCGCCCCGAGAACCGCGGGCGCTACCCCAGCAACTGGCGGGACATCAGCCTCCGCATCCGAACCGTGCGCGCCGCCGGCCGCTGCGAATGCCTCGGCGAGTGCGGCCGCGGCACCCACGACGGCCGCTGCCCCAACCGCAACGGCAGCCCGGCCTACGGCACCGGCAGCAAAGTCGTGCTCACCGTGGCCCACCTCGACCACACCCCGGAGAACGTGGACGACAGCAACCTCCGCGCCATGTGCAACGGCTGCCACCTCCACTACGACCGCGACCACCACCGTGAGACCGCAGCGGCCACGCGCCGCGCGGCTGTCGAGGCGGCCGGACAGCTCACCCTCGGCGGTGGGTCGTGAGCCGCGTCGATTGGGGCTGGGTCCTCGGAGTCGCCATCGTCCTCTGGCCCTTCGCGTTCTGCGCCCTCCTCGCCATCCGGCGGGGCGGGCGCGCCCTCACCCACGCGATCCGCAGCCGCAGGAGCAACCGATGACGTTCCGCTACACCGACCCCGACGGCGACCGACTTCACGTACGTCCCGCCATCAACACGATCAAGCTCGACGCACTCGACGCCGTCACCCTGCACCGCGTCATCCTCGCCGTCCCCCTCGACCGCGTCGAGGAGCTCATCGCAGGCATCCGCGACACCGCCCGCCAAGCAGCCCGGGAGCAGACGTGACCAGACTCGAAGCCGCACTCACCCTCGGCGCCGCAACCCTCGCGGCCGCCGGCATCGCCGCCGCCAGCCACCACCTGTGGTGGGAATCCACCGTGTTCCTCGGCGTCGCCGCGTTCCTCACCGAGGGCGCGTCCCGGGAACGGCATCACCGCCGCGCCCGGGAGCGGGAGATCGCCGTCCGGCTGGAACGGCTGGCCCGCGGTGAGGCCGTCATCGAATATCCGCAACCCTGCTGCCAGTTCTGGCTGTCCTCAGACGGCGCCGCCCACGGGCACGACTGCACCCGCCCACCGGCCGCCCGCACGAGCCTCAGCCTCGCCGAGCAGCAGGCACTCGAAGAGATCACCGCGCACTACGACGAGGACACAGCCGCATGACCGATCCGAGCAGCACACCCCGGGGCGAGCACACGCCCGCCCCGGGCACCAACTGGGAAGCGCAGCTCATCCTGCACGGCGAGATCCTCATCGACAGGTCTGGCGACACGCCCCGCTTTGCCTCCCGCGACCTTGACCCACCCACCCCGGAGCTGAACGAGCCGGCCCCTCGCCGACCGAACCGCGCCACCCGGCGCGCCATGCAGCGCGCAGCACGGAGGAACAAATGACCGACCGCCACACCGCCGACACGATCAACAGCGACACACTCGACCAGCTGTACGACGAGATCGAAGAACTCCGCGAGACGCTCGCCCACTGCCACGAACGCGAACCCCGCCTCCGCGCAGAGCAGGAGCGTGACGGCGCGTACCGCGAACGCGCCCACCTCGTCGCACTCCTCGCCGCGCTCCACCCCTCCCACATCGGATACACCGACCCCGTCGCCGTCGACTGGCTTGTCGTCACCATCGAGACCCCGACCGGGCAGATGAGTTGGCACATCGCCGAACGCGACCGCGACCTGTTCGAGCACGTACGCCTCGTGCCAGCCGTGTACAACGTGTGGGACGGGCACACCACGGAGGAGAAGTACGCGCGGCTGCGGAGGCTGACCGCGAGCCCGGGGCGCGCTGAGGTTGTTATCGCCAGCGTCCGCGCCGCTGTTCACATCGCAGACGACGAGGACGTGACCGACTGGCAGCGCGGATATCGGGCTTGCGCGGTGAACGTGTTCGCCGCCCTCAACCAGCCCGCGCCCGGCCGGGCAGCGGCCGAAGCGACCGAGCCGCACACCGGCCTCGTCGTCCAGCCGTACCGCAACGACCGAGGCGAGAACGTCTGGGTGTTCCGCTGCTGGGGCACCGACACCTGCGACGGCTGGCTATCCCTCGACCACTACAGCGAACAGTCCGCCGAGCGGGCCCGCGACCGGCACGTCACCGAGGAGCACGGAGCGCCTGGCCCGGCAGCGACCGAGGAGCAGGACCTCGTGCACGCCCTCGGCGGTGACCGCACCGCCCAAACGATCGCCCACACCCTCACCGTCCACGGGCACACCCTGAACGCCGTACGGACCATGACCTACGCCGAACTCCTCGCCGTCCCCGGGATCGGCGGCCCGTCACTGGCCCGGATCCGGGCTGCCCTCGACGGGGTGCCGGAACCCGACGCTGCGGCAGCGACCGAAGCGACCGAGCCCGCACAGCAGGCGGACGCCGACCCAGACGACCCGCCCGTGCAGTGCTGGCACACCGAGTCCGACACCCCCTGCGACTGGGACGTCTGCAACCAGCCCGAACGCCTCGCCGCCGGCGACTACGGCACCGACCCCAGGGAGCAGCACTGATGGCCAAGCACACCCTTCCCGAAGGCCGGCGCACCGCACTCTGCGGCTGGCTCACCGAGAACGGCATCAACCCCCATGACGTTCCCGCGGACGCCGACATGACCATCGACAAGGGGCCCACCGGCCGGTTTCTGCGCTGCGAGGTGTTCGACCGCAGCCCCGACGGGCGCCTTCAAGTCGACGAGCGGGGGGAGCGCGTGGCCCTCATGGTTGTCAACGTTCCGTTGCAGGTCGAGCCGCCCGAGTGGTGGACCCCGTACGAGAAGCCGACCCGCGAGCAGCTCCTCCAGGAGCGTGGCCAGCTTGCCGCCGCCCTCCGTGAAGCCATCGACTGCATCGTCCTCGGCGGCGGCCAGCCAACCGACCCGGCCGACATCGCCCGCTGGACCGCCGTACTGCCGAAGGAGCAGCGGTGACGACCAGCCAGATCCTCGCCTGCGCCATCGCATGGACCGCCGCCCTCGTGGCCATCACCGCGCTCGTCCTCGCACGCCGCGCCCGACGTGAGGCGCCCCGCTGGCGTGTTGAGTACCTCAACGGCCACGGCATGCTCACTTCCCGAAAGCCGCTGACCGAGGCCGAAGTCGAGGAAATCCGGGCGCGGTGGGTGCGGATGCACGGCAACAATCAGGGCGCGCACCCCGTGACAGAGCTGCGCCCGGTCGACGACGAGCAGGCATGCGGGTGCTGGAACGGGGTCCGCTGCGTCAAGCACTGCACCTGCCGCCAGTGCACCGCGCTACGCCGCACGGCCGCGAGCAGAGAGGAGCAGCCGTGATCCGGGACCCCGACGCCCTCCGCACCGTCTGGCTGTTCGGCAAGCCGTACTGGTGGGCCCGCACCGGCGGCCGACTCATTCTCAAGCCCGCCACATGGATCAAGGAGCAGCCCAGTGCCTGACCGCTACGACGACGCCAGCGAGCCCGCCCGCGCCCTCCTCGCCGCGTTCGACGAACTCCAACTCGCCGAAATGCTCGCCGCGGCCAGCGCCCGAGTCCGCCGCATCCGGAAGCTGCACCGGGAGGACTACGGGTCCTGCGCCGAATGCACCGGGCCGGACGGCAACCTCGTGCCGTCCCCGTGCCCCACCATCCGCACCCTCAACGGACCGGTTTGACGGGCGCTCGTGCGTCCGGACATGCCGCGGCCCGCCATCCCGTACCCCGGGAACAGCGGGCCGCGTGCCTCCAAGGGCATCCGCGACCGTACGCCCGACCAGCCGGGTAGCGGAAGATGACCGACAGCACGAAGCCCGCCGAACTCTCCTCGGCGGGCTTCGTCACGTACGGCTACTCGGCCGGATCCTCATCGCCATGCCGCACCGCGGCCTTCACCGCCTGCTCCACCTCGTACCGGTTCTCACCAGCCGCGCCGGCGTACTCGGTGATCGCGGCCTGCACCTTCTCGGACGCGGTACGCCACGCCCGCCACTGCTCCTCATACTCCGTGCCGGTCAGGCCCGCGAGTTGGGCCCGCTGCTCTTCGGCGGCGTGTTCCAGGTTGATCAGATCATCGGGAATGTTCACTGCGGGAGTGTAGGCCGGGACACACGGGAGCCCCCGACTGCGGCGCGCAGAGCGGGGGCTCGGGTGGTGTGGGGTTTCAGCCCCAGGCGGTGTCGCTCACGGCGCCCACTCCTCTGCTCGGTATCCCGGCCTGTCAGCGTAGGCCAGGGCGAACAGGCGCAGCGCCCCTTCCAGCGCAGACGCGAAGCCGCTCGTGAACGTCTCGTGGTAGTCGTGGGCCCGCTCCGCGAGACGCAGCAGATCCCGCTTGGCGTCGATCTCGCGCAGCACCCGGGCCGGATCATGCGCGGCGATGAACTCGGCGTTGACCAGGTTCTGCCGCGCGCTGGGCTTCCCGGTGCTGGCCACGACCATGGCACCCACATCGGGCGGAGACGCGAACACTGCCTCCTCGCTCCGCCCGGATGCAGTGGTGTGGTGACGAGCCGTCGGCGCGTTCTGCCACGGTCCGGGCGTTGCCTCCCGTGCGATCCGCTCCTCCTCGTCGAGCTGCCCGCCAAGCCACTGCACAAGATCCACGCCGCTCACTCCTCGCTCTTCCTCGGCCGGTTCTTCCCTGACCCCGTGTAGCCCCGCTCGATGTCCTGCACCGTGGCCAGCCCCACTCCGAGCGCAGCAGCGATCCTCCTGTACGAGACAGGCGGGGTCTGCGCCCGCATGTCGAGCACCACCTGACGGCGCATCTCCCGCCAACGCTTCCCCCGCTTCGCCTGATCGGCCATCACCTCGCCGATCGCCTTCGCGCGTTGTTCCGGGTCGGTCATCGCCTCCACGGCGTCCATGGCGTCGATCACGCGCTGAGCCTCCTCGGTCACACCCGGCCTCACATTCTTCGGGCGGGCCGCTTGCCCAGAGTGTACGGGGCCCCGTACAGTCCTAGGAAGTAGCCCGAGCTACTAAGCACAAAGCCCCCGGCCCGGCGCTGCGAACGCCATATGGGCCGGGGGCGGACCCACCACTACAGCGACGAAATGGCAGGCCCACGTGGAGCGTACCGATCAGCAGCCCCAACAACCCAGCCCCGCACCTTGGCCCGACGGAGTCATCGCCCGCTACCTCACCGTCGCAGGCGCCACCGTCGACCTCACCGGCGGCGGCGACTACACCCGCACGCGCTGCACCGGCTGCGGCAACGGTGACACCCCCGGCCTCTGGTGGAACGAGCGCCGCGCCAACGAACTCGCCCAAGGCCACGCGGAGAAGTGCCGCGCCCTGCCCCGCCCGGCGGTGACCGCATGAGCGAGCAGCAGGAGCGGGACCTCACCCCGCAGCCGAACGAGATCCTCGCAGTCCCCGCGACCATCGAGAACTGCCGCGCCGACTATCAGGCCAGCGCCGACGTCCGCCAGACCATGGCGCAGCAAGACGCGAAGGGTCGCCACTGATGGGCGAGACGTTCCAGGACCGCATGAACGCCGGCAGCGAAGCCGTGTACGCGGCCATCGAGCGCGGCGACTACCGCGGCCAAGGCACCGCGTCCATCGAACCCGCTCTCCTCGACGCCCAACTCGACGCGTCCGACGACGAGCAGGACGGGAGCATCTGATGGGCCTGTTCGATCGCCTCCTCGGCAACGACCACGAACGCGCCGCCGCCCGCCCCGGACGCGAGTCCGCGAGCGACACCGCCGCCCGGGAACGCCGGCAGAACTACCGCAAGAACGTCACCCGGACCGCCCGTCAAGGCCAGGCGTGGGAAGACGCCGACCGCGACCGCGAGACCGGCCGACGGACGAGGAGGGGCCGCTGATGGAGCGCTTCCTCTACGCCCTCGGTATCGCCGCATCCTTCGCGGCCCTCGCCTTCGCGATCTACCACGGCACCAGCTGACCCACCCCAGACCGCCGCGCCCCGCGTCAGCCATCTCCCCCACGGCCGCGGGGCGCGGCCCCATCTCCTGGAGACCAGAGTTCATGAACACTCGCCGCGCCCTCACCGTCATACTCGCCGCCGCCGTGTTCGCCCTCACCGCCTGCACATCCGCAGGCAGCAGTGACAGCAGCGACGACCCCGCGACCACCACCGTCATCGAAACCACCGACGCCACCCCCACGGCCGACGACATGACGCAAACCGTCGTCGACCTCTCGTGGGCGCAGCAGACCGAAGCCGACAAGAACGCCATGTGCGGCGGCATCGCCATGTTCGGCACCGCATGGGCGGCCGAGCAGATGCGCATCGGCGCCGGCAACGAATCCGTCGACTGGGACAGAGCCGCCGTCCTCGTCGAAGCGAAGTGCGCACAGCGCTAACCCGCACCGCCCCTCTCCTCGCCACCCGGAGACCCTCGTGAAGACGCCCAACGGCGACCGCCCCAAGCTCACGACCTTGCAGCGCCGACTCATCATCGCCGTCGCCACCGGAGCGACCCTGATCGCGGCGATCGGCTTCGTCGGCTCCTACGCCGCGGTCGCCAAGCTCGCCAAGGTCAAAGGCTTCGGCGCCTTCGCGCACGCCTTCCCCATCGGCATCGACGCCGGAATCCTCGTCCTGCTCGCCCTCGACCTCCTCCTCACGTGGCTGCTCATGCCGCTCGCCATGCTCCGCCACACCGCATGGCTCCTCACCACAGCGACGATCGCGTTCAACGCCGCAGCCGCCTGGCCCGACCCCATCGGCACCGGCATGCACGCCGTCATCCCGGTCCTGTTCGTCGTTGTCGTCGAGGCAGCCCGCCACGCGATCGGACGGACCGCCGACATCACGGCCGGACGCCACATGGACTCCGTCCGCATGGCGCGCTGGTTCCTCGATCCGATCTCCACGTTCCGGATGTGGCGCCGGATGAAGCTGTGGGAGCTGCGCTCCTACGACCAAGTGATCAAGCTGGAGCAGTCCCGGCTCGTCGAGCGGGCCCGACTGCGCGCCAGGTACGGCCGCGCCTGGCGCCGCAAGGCTCCGGTGTCGGCTGTCATGGCGCTGCGCCTGACCCGCTACGGGCGGGCCCTGGCCCCGGTCTCAGGTGTCCTCGACATCGAGCACGCCCCGGCTCAGCCTGCACTGCCCCCGGCTGAGCCGGTGATCCGTGAGCCTGAGCCCGGCTCAGACCGTGAGCCCGAGCGTGAGCCGGGCTTTGAGACGACTGTGCAGACCGCGCTCATCGTCGCCGCGCCCGAGCCTGCCCCGCCCTCGACTCCGCCGCCCACCCAGCCCGTTGACCAGCACGTCTCACGTGAGCCCGTCTTGAGCCCGGCTGAGCCCACCCTCGTGAGCCGCCCTGAGCCGAGTGAGCCGGACCCTGAGCCCGAAGGCGACCGCATCGAGCAGCAGATCGTCACCCTCGCGTCCCGGCTCAGGGACGGGGAGCGGCTCACGAAGGACACCGCGGCTCAACTCCTCGGCGTGAGCCCGGCCACCGCCGGCCGTCGGCTCAAGGCTGCGCACGGGCGGCTCAGCGACGGGACGGGGTTCTACCCATGATCCTCACCGTCCTCTGCCCGCTGGCTGCGCTCCTCGCCGCGATCGGCCTCCACCGCATTGCGCCCCGCCGCGCCCCCGGCCTCTACCTGTGGCCGGCCGCCTGCACCGTCGTCCTCCTCGCCCTGCCTACCGCGTACGTCGCCACGATCTGGAGCCACTGAAATGCCGTACACGATGATCAGCCTGGGTGGTGTCGCCGTCGGCGTCGGCATCATCCTCATGTACCTCATCCGCTGGTGGTTCAAGGAGAAGCGCCAGTGGACCGCCCTCGTCCCGTTCGTCCTGTCCCACATCTATGGGCTGCTTGCCGCGCTCGCCACGTTCGGCGCAGCATCTGCACTCGGCATCGTCACCTGGGCCGTCATCTGGGCTGCGAACGCCGCCGGATACCTCGGCCTCGTCTGGGGCGTCGGCGGCAACGACCGCGACGTGACCCGCGGGAACCCGGTCGCGCTCACCGACGGCGGGTTCGTGATCGTGTTCCTGTTCACGCTCGTGTTCATTGCCCTGATCAAGTGGGCGCCCAAGGTGCCGAACGGAAAGTTGATCGCGGGCGCCTTCTCCGGGATTTGCCTGGCCCTGTCCGGCGGCGTGGCGGGGGTCGCCGCGGTGCCGCTTGGCAGTGCGGCGAACATGCTGGGATCCGGGTTCACGGGCGCGTTCGGATGAGCGCTGCGGAGGAGCCGGAGGTGGAGGCCGACGACCTCGAAGAGCCGGGGGAGTCGGCCGGGATGAGCGAGCGCACGGCGAAGATCGTGCTGCTCACTGTCGGCCTGCTGGCGATGTGGGGGATCGTCGCCGTTCTTCCAGAGACCGCGTATTTCGTGGCCGGGATCATGGCGTGCCGCGGCTGGGAGAAAGCCCGTGGCTGGATCGGCCGACGCGGCGAGGACGAGGCCAGTGAGCCCGAGCCGGAGGCCGATGAGACGGTGGCTGGTGCCGCCGAGACGTGGCGCGTCCCGACGTTCCACGAGCTGTGCGAGTCCCTCGCCCGCGTGGGTACGCCGCACGCGCACATCGCCGTCCTCGCCCACGACTTGGGCACGACGCCCGAGCGGGTGCGTGAGGCGCTCGACGCGTGCGGCGTTCAGGTGGAGGCCGTACGCATGCAGGGCAGGGGCTCATCCACGGGTGTGAAGGGCGACGCTCTCCCCACTCCCCGATCGACCCCGGGGGGTGTCGTTGGTGCAGGTCAGCCCGCCAACAACGACAACAACAACGCCTCGGCGCCAACCCCAGAGAAGGGGTTGCGTGTAGAGCACATTGGGCAGGCCGGGGCCATCGTGCACGACCCCGCCGACTCGATTCGACACCACCAAGTCCGCGACTGAGGAGCCCACGATGGAGACCGAACGCCTCGCACTGATCAAGACCATCGCGTCTGCACTGCGCGACGCGACCGACGGCGACGTGTGGCATGCCGTGGGACTGATCTACGAACTGGCGGAGGGCCGGATGGACCCGGCTGACGTCCGCGCGGAGTTCGAGGAGCTGGAGCTTCCACACGCGTGACGCTGCCCCACCTCGTCCGGGCCCCGCCGCGAACCCCTCCCGCGGCGGGGCCTTCGTGCGTCATCCTGAGCTCATGCCTGCCGCGCTGAAGTTCACCGGGGAAGACAAGGACATGACGCTCGACGAGCTCGCCGCGTTCGTCGACGCAGCCCGGAAGGCCGGCGTGCCGCGGGACAACCCGATCCGTGCGGAGCTGTCGACGAGCGGGAAGATCAAGCAGGTTGAGATTGCGCTCGCGGAGGACGACGACTGACCGCGCCTGCCACACTGGAGGCTGCACGCCGGGTAGCGCCCGGCACCCTGGCCCCGCCGCGAATCCCCCCTCGTGGCGGGGCCTTCGCGTGGTCATCTGTAGTACTGGTCCGTGTACTCCGGGCCGCCCGGCTCGTCCTCACACCCCTGGTCGTGATCCGGTGTGCCGCCGTGGCTGATGACGAACGAATACCCCTGGGGCAGGGTGCAGCCCTTGTCTGCCCAGGAGTTGGCCATCATCGTCCAGACGATGAGGAGGACGACGGCGGCGATGGTTTTCTGCATGCGGGTGGGGCGCCAGCTGCGGGCGGCCGTGGTGTCTGACATGCGCGTGATTGTGGCGTGGCGTGTGCGGTGCGTGAAGGCGTGTGACGGAGTCGTGACGTGAAGCGGCCCCGCTCCGGGTGTCCGGGCGGGGCTGTTGTTGTGTCCTCCCCACAGGTCGGCACGGGGGAGGACACTCTTCCGGATGGAAGGCCGACACCAAAAGGAGTGTCGACGGCAGGCTACCGGCTGGACAGGCGGTCCGTGCAGGGTTCGGGCGGGGCCTTCGTCATGCGGTGGGTCAGCCCTGAGGGCATGACCGTGAATGCTGCCAGAGGCGGCGCGTGTCTGCGTCTCCTTCGTCGCCGCCCTGCGGCGCACCGCAGTTGCACGGCGGGGCTGGCAGGTTGATCTCGTCGGCGAGCATGCGCAGCGTCACGGCGACACCGGCCTGCTCGGCTTCAGAGAGAGTCCCCGAGTCGAGTTTGTCGGCGAGCCATCGGAGGCTGTCGGGGAGGCTGCGGCGGCGGATCGTCTCGCTCATGTGGTGGGCGGTTCGATGCGGTTCGGCTGGATGTCGAAAGACATCACCACTGCACCTTCCAGCTCAGGGCTCTGTTGCTGCACCGTGCTGAGAAGACTGTCGAACATGTCTGTCCGGGTTGATCCTTGCGACGGTGTGAAGGTGCCAGATCGGTGAAAAGTTTTGAACATGCCGTTCCCAACCGGGTTGAGGAACGACATGAAGAAGAAGTGCGTTCCTTGCCGCTCGCTCATGTGGTCGGCTCCTCGCCCGGACGCACCGGACCCGCGCTGAGGTAGCGCTCCTTGTTCGCTTCACGGATGCGGAAGCTCCAGCGAAGGCGGCGCTGCTCTCCCGCGAGGATCTCTTGCCCGTCTCGACGCATCTTCTTCGCCACGGACGCCTCGGTCTCGTTGAGGATCCCGTGTATGGCGAGCGTGCTGGACAGGTAGTGGACGGTGTCTTCCAGCTGCTGCACGCGCTGCTTGAGGTTGTCGATCTGCTCTTCCGGTGTGATGGGCTCCGGGCGGTCGCTCATGCGCTCGGCTCCTTCTTCGGCCGGCCGCCCTTGCGCGCCCGCCGCTCGGCCAACTCCTGCTCGGCGGCCGCGAGCTCGGCGCGCTCCTGCTCGTTGCCGTGTTCCTTGATGAAGCCGCGGACGTGGTCGACGAGGTCGGCGCTCCGGTCAACGCCCTCGCGAGCAGCGGCTGTTCCGTAGGCGTCCCACAGTCGGCGGGGAATGCGGAAGCGGGTGACGAAGGTGTGGTCGGTGGCATCTGGCATGCGATCCATGTTGCCACAGAGTTTCTTACCCGAACAGCTTGTGTAGCCACACGGTTAGCGATACTGTGTGGCTACAAGGAAACGAGCAAGGGGGACCCGATGAGGCACACGGCGAACGAGACCACCACCCAGACCCTCACCCGCCTCATCAAAGCCCTCGACAAGCGCCACCCCGTCACCATCACCTACACCAAGGCCGACGGGTCGGAAACGATCCGCACCGTCGAGCTGTACGACATCGTCGTCAGCGCCGCCGGCGACATCCTCCTGAAGGGCATGGACCGCGACAGCCAGGAAGCACGCTCCTTCCGGCTGGACCGCCTCGTCTCCTACACCACCCACCGCACCGCCTACACCGTCGACCGGCCGGCCGCCGACGAGCCGAAGGCGCGCCCCGCCCACGGCCTCGCGACGGTCACCGTCCTCTACCCCGTCGACTGCCCCATCGCTCAGCGCATCGACCTGCTGGCCTCAGCCCTCGCCGCGTAAGGAACCGTCATGGAGCACTTCACCGCCACCGACTCACCGCAGAACAACGCCGCCGAGGTCACGAAGCTGGCCCGCTGCAACCGGTGCGGCGACGACAAGCTCGCATGGAAGCAGTCCGCGCGCACCGGCCAGTGGTACCTCTGCGACGTCCAAGCCTGCGGCCGCTACGCCACCCGCGAGAACCCGACATTCCGCCGCTACTTCGTCCTCGCACGCCTGCCGCACAAGTGCCCGGCTCGCACCAACTGACCCCGTCTGCCCCGCCACCACCCGCGTCCAGCTCCTCGCCGACGCCCTCGCCGCCTGACCGCCACGTCTCAGGGCCGACGCACCCCGGCGGCCCGCCCCGCCCTTGCCGCTTAGGAGCCCGCATGGCCAACCTCACCGTGTTTGCCCCCGAGTTCACCGCCCGGGTCACCAACCACCTCGCCCGCCTCGGCTGGACAGCGACCGCAACCGGCGACTACATCGAGGTCCGCATCCCCATCGAGGCGACCGGGCAGCAGGCCGCGGCGAAAAGGGGTGACCGCCTGTACGTGTGGCCCACGGAGGACGGCGTGCGGTGGGAGATCCGGCCGCCCGGCCACCCGCAGGGCGCGGGCGAGGAGCTGGTACTACCCGGACCGCAGTATCAGTGGCTGGTTGCGGAGATCGACCACCTGTTGCAGCCCAGCCACGACCCTGCATCGTGAGCTCAGTTCACGCCCTACTCGCCGCCTGACCCCGCGCACGCCGAAGGCCCGCACTCACGCCCAGGAGTGCGGGCCCTCTGCTGTGCACCACCGTCCACCAGTTGCACACCCTCGCTACCATCACACCATGGTTACCGGTAACAATCCACCAGTACCGGCCGAGCCCGAACCCACCGCCGGCCACCCCACCGGTGACGGGCGCGCCCGCGACAGCCTCAACCGCTTCGTCCGCACCCCCGCAAACGCAGCACGTGACGCCCGCGCAGCCGAACTCCGCGCCGAAGGCTGGACCCTGCAAGCGATCGCCGACGAGCTCGGCTACTACGACAAAAGCGTCGCCCGTAAGGCCATCCGCGGAGCGCTGCGTGAAATCGTCCGCGGGCCTGCGGAGAAGCTCCTCACACTCCACGTCGAACGCCTGGAAACCCTGTACGAAGCAGCGCTGGAAGTGCTGGAAGCCGAACACGTGATGGTGTCCCACGGGAAGGTCGTCACCATGGCCGACCCGGAGACCGGGATGGAGAAGCCCCTCACCGACAACGGGCCGAAGCTCGCCGCGATCCGTGAAGCGCGCGCCACGATGGAGTCGTTCCGCAAGCTCATGGGCCTTGACCAGCCTGCGAAGGTCGCACTATCCGGTGGCGTTCGGTACGAAGTCGTCGGGGTCGACCCCGCGGACCTCACGTGAGCTGCCCGTGACTGAGACGGTCGTGCGGTACGAGCCAAGGGGCGGCGCGAAGGAACTTCTGACCGGCCGCGATCAGGAAGCCTGCATCGCGGGCCCCGCAGGCACCGGCAAGAGCCTGGCCATGCTTCAGAAAGCCCACTACACGAGCCTCATGGTTCCCGGCTGCCGATCGCTGATCGTCCGCCAGACACACGCATCGCTGACCGGGTCGACGCTCGTCACGTTCGAGCAGCAGGTCATCCGTGACGCCCTTGCCCATGGCGTGGTCAGTTGGTTCGGGGGCTCTGCCCGCAAGCCAGCTGCCTACCAGTACGCCAACGGATCGGAGATCGTGGTCGGCGGCCTTGACCGTCCTGAGAAGTTCCTGTCGACGGAGTTCTCACGGATCTACGTCGACGAGGCCACGCAGGTCACCCTCACCGCGCTGGAGACGCTGATCACCCGCCTTCGCGGGAACGCCGACACCTACCGTCAGATCGTCTTGGCCTGCAACCCGGACGCCCCCCAGCACTGGATCAAGAAGCGGTGCGATGCGGGCATCATGCGCATGATCTACTCGCGGCACTCCGACAACCCGCTGCTTGTTAACGCCGATGGCACGCTCACTGAGCGCGGCGTGGACTACATGAAGAAGCTCGACGCCCTGACGGGAGTCCGACGTCTGCGCTACCGCGATGGGAAGTGGGCGGCGGCCGAGGGGCAGATCTACGAGGCGTGGGACGACGCGATCCACATGGTCGACGCGGTCAAGCCGACGGCCGCGTGGTCCCGCTGGGGAACGGTCGACTTCGGGTTCACGAACCCCTTTGTGTATCAGGACTGGTGGGAGGACCCGGACGGCCGCCTGTACCTAGCCAACGAGATCTATTACACGCGCCGCCTGGTCGAGGACCATGCGAAGACCATCAAAGACCTGCTGTTCTACCCGTCCGGGCAGCCGCGCGGGCAGCTCCCACGCGCGATCTACGCGGACCACGACGCGGAGGACCGGGCCACCCTGGAGCGCCACTTGGGGCTACCGACGAAGCCTGCGACGAAGACAGTCAGCGATGGGATTCAGGCGGTGCAGGCCCGACTGCGGGTGCAGGAGGACGGGCGGCCGCGCCTGCTCATCGCACGCGGGGCCCTCGTCGATCGGGACCCGGAACTGGAGTCCGCGTCCCTGCCGGCCTGCGGGGCGGAGGAGATCGCGGGCTATGTGTGGGCGGTGAAACCGGGCAACAGCGGTGGCCTCAAAGAGGCGCCGGTAAAGGAGAACGATCACTCGATGGACGCGATGCGGTACATGGTTGCCGCTCGGGATCTCGGGGGTCGTCCGCGTGTGAGGTGGCTGTGATGAGGAACCTTCAAGTGAACCCCAAGAAGCTGAAAGATTTGCGGCCAGCATCCATGTTGACAGGAGGATTTACACTCATCACAGCAGGATGCTGGAATATCTTCGGTACAGGGGTTGGTCTCATCTCCGGAGGAGTCCTCACCTGCGTCCTGCAATGGGTGCTCGACAGCGACTGACGTGAAGGAGGGGGCACGTGGGCAAAACCCTCTTCGGCTCCCTCGCCAACGCTCTGCGCGCCCGCCCCACCACCACCCCCGTCCCCTTCGCCTCCCGCCACCAGTCCTACGGACACAGCCTCTTCGGCTCCAACCGAGGCACCACCGCCGAACTCGGCGCCATGGGCTCCGTCTCCACCCTCTTCGCCATCGTCAACCGCACCGCGAAGGCGGAGGCCGGCGTCGAGTGGGGGCTGTACCGGAAGGCGAAGTCCGGGAAGAAGGAAGACCGCGTTCAGGTCACCTCGCACGCGGCCCTCGACCTGTGGGACAAGCCGAACCCGTTCTACACGCAGTCGGTGTTCGTGGAGGCTGTGGCGCAGCACAAGCAGCTCACGGGCGAGCAGTGGTGGGTGATCGGCTACAACGAGCGCTCCACGATTCCTCTGGAGTTGTGGCCGGTGCGCCCGGACCGGATGACACCAGTCCCGGACCCGGAGACGTTCCTGTCGGGGTACATGTACACGGGCCCCGACGGGCAGCAGGTGGCGCTCCGCAAAGAGGACGTCATCTTCATCCGCACCCCGCACCCGACGGACCCGTACCGCGGTATCGGCCCCGTGCAGGCGTTGCTCACCGACCTTGACGCGGTGCGCTACAGCGCGGAGTGGAACCGGAACTTCTTCCTGAACAGCGCGGAGCCGGGCGGGATCATCGAGGTCCCCAACGGGCTGTCCGACGGCGAGTTCAACGAGCTCCGCGACCGGTGGAACGAGCAGCACAAAGGGGTCGCCAGCGCCCACCGCGTCGCCATCCTCGAACACGGGCAGTGGAAGGACCGCAAGTTCAGCCAGCGGGACATGCAGTTCGTTGAACTCCGCGACGTCGGCCGCGAGATCATCCGGGAAGCTTTCGGGTTCCCGAAACCGATGCTCGGCAGCACCGACGACGTCAACCGGGCCAACGGCGAGTCCGGGGAGCGCATGTTCGCCCGCTGGCTCATCGTCCCCGACCTCGAAGCGATGAAAGACGCGCTCAACAACCAGCTGCTGCCGCTGTACGGGCCGACCGCGGCGGGCCTGGAGTTCGACTACGTCAACCCGGTCCCGGAGGACGTCGACAAGGACGCCATCCAACTGACCTCCCGCTCGAACGCTGCCGCGGCGCTGGTGCAGGCCGGGTTCGACCCTGCGGGCACCCTGTCTGCGGTCGGCCTCCCCGCCATTGCGTTCACGCCGCCCGCTGCTGCGCCGGTCCCGGCCGGCCCCGCCCCGGCGGCGCTGCTCCACCGTCCGCTGGCAGCGCTCCCCGCGGCCCGGACCGAGTGGGACATCGCGGTGGCTCAACTCCTCAACACCCAGAACGCCACCACGCTGGAACAAGTCCGCGCCGACCACGACGACGCCCTCTCACAGCTCCTCGACCGGTGGATTCCCATCGAGGACCGGTGGATCAACGCCCTTGGCGACCAGATCCGTACCGCCGTCGACGATGACGACACCGCAGCCCTTGCCTCCCTCACCGTCGACAGCGACCACGCGGCCGATGTCCTGCGGGAGGCACTCGGCGGGATGGCGAAGCGCGCGGCTGGCCGGATGGTTGATGAGGCGGCGGCGCAGGGCGTCGCCGTGGACGCACCGGAGTTGGACGAGGCAGTGACGAACCGGATGGATGTCGGGTCGCTGCGGGCTGTGTTCGGGTCTGAGCTGGTGGGGATCGCTGCGGCGACGGCTGGACTCCTCGGGTCCGGGCTGGCGTCGACTGCGGGGCGTGAGGCGCTGCGGCTGCTCACTCCTGGCGCGGACGGCGCGGGCGTGGCACGCCAGGTGAAGAGTTTCCTGCGGGGCCTGTCGAACCGTTTGAAGCTCGATCAGCTGGGTGGGGCGCTGCACCGGGCCACGAACTTGGGCCGGGTGGCGACGCTGGAGGCCGCTCCGGTTGCCACGTACACGGCCAGCGAAGTGAACGACGCGAACCGGTGCGCGCCCTGCTCGGAGATCGACGGTACTCAGTTCGCCGACTTGGACGCGGTTCGTGCCGCGTACGGCGCCGGACCGTATCGGCTGTGCCAGGGCGGGATTCGCTGCCGCGGGACTGTCGTGGCGACGTGGGACACGACGGGAGATAACGAATGAGCCGGATGTCGGGCCTCATGCTGCCCGCCAACCTCACCCAGTTCGCCGCGCGGCATCGCGAGCAGGCGGACAAGCTGCGTGCCCAGTACGGGGTCGAACCGCCGCGCTGGTACCGCATCACCAACGCTGCCTCCCCGGACGAGGCGGAGGTGATGCTGTACGACGAGGTGGGTGGCTGGTTCGGCGCGTATGCCGACGAGTTCATCGACGAACTCGCGCAGATCACCGCGCCCCGCCTGAAGGTGCGGGTCAACAGCCCTGGCGGAAGCGTCTTTGAGGGCATCGCCATTGCCAATGCGCTGCGCTCCCACCCGGCTGACGTCACGGTGCAGGTCGACGGCCTCGCAGCGTCGATCGCCTCCGTGATTGCCCTTGCGGGCGACCGGCTTGTGATGCAGCCGAACAGCATGGTCATGATCCACGACGCGAGTGGCATGTGCCTTGGCGATGCGGCAGACATGCAGCAGATGGCCGGGCTCCTCGACGCGATCTCGGACAACATCGCTTCCGCGTATGCGGCGAAGGCCGGGGGCACGGCGGCTGACTGGCGGGCCCTCATGCAGGCCGAAACCTGGTACAGCGCCGACGGGGCGGTGGAAGCGGGGCTCGCCGATGAGGTGGGCGCGCAGCGTGGCGCCGCGGCCGAGCCGGATGCCGAGCCCGAGATGCGGAAGGCCTTCGACCTCACCGCGTACGGCTACGACGGGCCCAAGCAGGCTGAGACCCCAGAGCCCGCAGCCGTCGAGCCGGATCCGCTACCGACGCTGATCATCAACGTCGAGAATGCGCTCGGCGACGAGGAGATCGTCAAGAGGCTCCGCGAGATGGCAGCCGGACACACATCGGAGCAGACGTCGGAGACGCCGCCCGAGATCGCGGAGCAGGCCCACCCGGAGCCGGCCGCGGTCGTCGAACCCGAGCCCGAAGACGCGTGGGCGGACATGGTCGCCCACCTGACCCCCGACGACGGCGACAACTGGTCGGCGCTCGTCTCCAACCTGATCGAGCCCGACACGTCGTCCAGCGCGGCGACGGCCTGAAGGAGGCAACTGTGGCCACACCGACCAAGATCGCCGTACCGCGCAACAGCGAGGAACTTCGCGAGCAGCTCCACGACCCTGCGGCGCGTAAGGAGATCCTCGCGACGCCGGACACCCTTGCGGACCACATGGACGCCTACGCCGCGCAGCAGCAGGGCGACGGCACCGAGATCAACAAGCTCGTGGCGGAAGAGACGCAGCGCCAGTTCGCCGCGATGCTCCGCGACCACGGGGCCGACGCCACCACCAAGGACGCCGCGAACGCGATCAAGCGCCTCGACCTCGACCCGCAGGCCAAGCGCAAGGGCGGGATGCTCACCTCCCACCGGCAGGGCACCGCCCACAACCCGACCGCTCCGGGCGCGGTGGTCGACAAGCACTTCGAGAACTCGATCGACTACGTCCGCAACATCTGGCACAAGAACCCGTCCCCCGATGGGGACAAGCTCGGTGCGCTCCGCAACGCGGCCTCCTCGGTGTCGCCGGCGGACGGTGGTTTCCTCGTCCCGGAGACGCTCCGCTCGCAGCTCTTGCAGCTGGCGCTGGAGCAGGCCGTCGTCCGGCCGCTCGCCACCGTGGTCCCCATGGAAAGCGCGAGGGTCCCGTTCCCGATGATCGACACCACCACGAACGCGGGCTCCGTGTTCGGCGGGATGGTCGCGTACTGGGGTGAGGAAGGCGCAGCGTTCCAGGACTCCAACCCGAAGTTCGGCAGGGTCGAGCTCGACGCGAAGAAACTGACTGGTCTGTCAGCAGTGCCGAACGAGCTGCTCCAGGACTCCATCACCTCGTTCTCCGCGCTCATCGAGACGCTGTGGCCGAAGGCCCTCGCGTTCGAGGAGGACAACAAGTTCCAGACCGGCAGCGGCACCGGCGAACCCCTCGGCTTCCGCGGCGCGGGCAACTCGGCCGCGGTCACGGTGACCCGCACCACCGCCAGCAAGATCCAGTACCTGGACGTCATCGCCATGTACGCCCGCATGCTGCCCTCCTCGCTCGGCAACGCCGTGTGGATGTGCTCCCCGGACGCGCTGCCGCAGCTGCTCCAGCTGTCCCTCACCGTCGGCACCGGCGGCAACAGCGTGTTTGTCGTCAACGCGGCCGCCGGGATGCCGATGAGCATCTTCGGCCGCCCGCTGATCATCACCGAGAAGGGCGGCATCCTCGGCTCCCGCGGTGACCTGGCGTTCGTCGACTTGTCGTACTACCTGGTGGGTGACCGCCAGATCATGACCGCCGACTCCAGCACGGACTACAACTTCGGCACCGACAAGACAACTTTCAGGATCATCCAGCGCGTCGACGGCCGCCCGTGGATCCAGTCCGCGATCACCCCCGCCAACGGCAGCACCTCCACGCTGTCGCCGTTCGTCGAGCTCCTGTAACACCCCTCGGCCGCCGTCGGCAGTAACGCCCCGGCGGCGGCCACCACCCGACCCGGCAGTGTCGCCCCGGCGCGGCCCCCAGACGGAAGGAACACCCGATGTCCCAGAAGGCACTCGGCAGGCTCATCAACACCACCCCCGCCGCCGACGGCGTGTGGATCGCCCTGAAGGGCGCCGCGGCCGGCGTCACCTTCAGCTGCTACCTCGCGGGCGCGGTCGGCGACACCTACACGCTCCAGGAGGCCAAGGACTCCGCGGGCACCGGCGCGCAGAACCTCGCTGCGATCACCGAGCGGTACACCTGCACCGGCAACGGGTCGGACGCGTGGACCCGGACGCCGCAGGCTGCGGCGGCGACCGTCGTGACCACGGCAACTGCCGCGCAGAACGCCATGGTGTGCGAGGTCGAAGGCACCAGCCTCTCCGACACCTACAAGTACGTGAAGCTCACCAGCACCGGCGCGGGCACGGTCACTGCGATCACCCGCGACCTGGGAGCGCAGCGCGCCCCGCAGAACCTGCCCGCCACGGGGGCCTGACATGGCTCTGTGGCAGTGCGCGGAATGCACCACCGCGTACTCGGTGGGCGCGCCGAAGTGCCCGCACTGCGGGTCGACCGTTCGCGTCAACGAAGCGACCCAACCTCCGGAGGAGGAACAGGACATGGCCAAGACCACCGTGCACGGCGGCGCCAGCAATGCGGCCGCTGACGAGCAGGAGGGCGGTGAGGACGTATCAGCTGGGAGCAGCTCCTCGACATCGTCCGAGAAGGACAGCAGCTCGCCCGAGACGAGCGACAGCGCGAGCCCGTCGCGTGCCCGAACGACGGGGAGCCGCTCAAAGAAGGCGGCGACGGACAAGGACTCTTCTGCCCCTCAGACGGGTGGCGGCCAGGCGGCCGGTACGTCGGCAGCTGACGAGCAGGACGCGTGAAGCCCAGCGTGGGCCGCATCGTCCACTACGTCAGCCACGGCACCCCGGGCGGCGAGTACACCTCGCAGTGCAGGGCGGCGATCGTTACGGCCGTCGCCCCTGGCACTGAGGGGCGGGCGGTCTCGCTCGCGGTCCTGAACCCGGAGGGCCTGTTCTTCAACCAGAGCTGTGCTCAGTACGAGCCGGACGGCGCGGGCATGCCGCCCGGCGGTTCCTGGCACTGGCCCGAGCGCACCGACTGACCCGCCCGACAGCACGCATCGAGAGGAGGTGACGAGAGATGACGACCCCGTGGTATGCGACCCGCGAGGAGATCAAAGCCGAGCTGGACGTGAAGGAAACCGCACGCTCCAACGCGCGGATCGATCGCGCGCTGGCCGATGCGACCGAGGCCGTCGAGGGCCTGACGCACCGAACGTTCTACCCGGTGCAGGACACCCGCAAGTTCGACTGGCCGCCCCGCTCCGGGGCCACCCCGTGGATCCTGCGCCTCGACGCAAACGAGTTGATCTCCGTCACCTCCCTCACCTCCGGAAGCGTCACCATCGCCCCCGGGGACTACCTCCTACGCCGGGCCGACGACAAGGCCGAACCCCCGTACACGCGCATCGAAGTCAACCTCGGCTCCAACGCATCGTTCAGCGGGGGCCGCACCTACCAGCAGGACATCACCGTCACCGGGCTGTTCGGCTACCGCAACGACGAGACCCCGGCCGGCACCCTCGCCGCGCAGGTCGCGACCGCGGGCGCCACCACCATCACTGTCGACGGGCCCGCGTCGGCCGCACTGGGTATCGGTTCGCTGCTGCGTATCGACAACGAGCGGATGATCGTCACCGGCCGCGCCCAACTCGACACCGGGCAGGGCTTCGGCGACTCGATGACCGCGACCAACAACGACGTCTCCATCGGCGCAGCGAACGGGGCTGCGTACGCAGTCGGTGAGGTCATCCTCCGGGACTCCGAGCGGATGCTGATCACCGACATCGCAGGCAACCTCCTCACCGTGACCCGCGCCTGGGACGGCAGCGTCCTCGCCGCACACACCGACTCCGCGATCTTCGCACCCCGGATCCTCACCGTCGCACGCGGCGCCCTCGGCACCACGGCCGCCGCGCACAGCAACGGGGCGAGCGTGTACCGGTGGGACGCGCCCGGAAGCGTCCGGCAGCTGTGCGTCGCCGAGGCGCTCACTGATCTCCTTCAGGGCCGCTCCGGGTACGCGCGGACCGCGGGCTCCGGGGAGAACGAGCGCGAGGCGTCCGGCCGCGGGCTGAAGGATCTCCGCGACCGCGTGTACACCAGCCACGGCCGCAAGGCTCGGACGAGGGCGGTCTAGTCATGCTCCTTGACGTCTCCAGCAGCAGCCGCGGCCCCCTCTTCGACGGGCGGGCCCGCGCCGCCGCGAACGCCTACGTCAACCGGTTGGAACGCGACCTCGCCGAAGAAGGCCTGAACATCCTGCGCGGCGAGATGCACCGCGTGTTCCGCAACCCGACCGGCTACTACGAGTCCCGCTGCAAGGTCATCGAAGGCCACAAGATCTCCGACTCCCGCGTGATCTACGGGCCGTGGCTGGCCGGCATTGGCTCCCGGAACTACCCGGTGACCAAGTTCAAGGGCTACGACCACTGGCTTGTCACCCGGGACAGGCTCAACGCGCGCAAGGTCGGTATCGGTGAGCGGCTCCTGCGCCGGTACACGGGACGGATGTGATGCCCCGTGTCTCTTGACCTCGGCTCCTACCGCAGCGCGCTCGCGTCGCACGGGCAGGCCCTAGGCCTGTTCGATCAAGTGCTGGACCACGAGCCCGTATCAGCGCCCGGCAGCGGTCTGACGTACGCGCTGTGGGTGACCGACGTGGCACCGGTACCCGACCGGTCTGGGCTCGCCTCCGTGTCGGCCCGGCTGGAGATGGGCGGCCGCGTGTATTACCCCGCCGATAGCGAGCCACTTGGGGACGTCGACACCCAGGTCACGGGCGCCGTGAGCGGGCTGATGAACGCCTACAGCGGGGACTTCGAGCTCGGCGGGACGGTCGCGAACGTGGACCTGCTCGGCATGCACGGCGCCAGCCTGCGGGCCCGGTTCGGATACACGCGGCTCGACTCGACAACGTACCGGGTGGCCACGCTCACGGTGCCCCTGATCATCAACGACGTGTGGACGGAGGCCCCGTAGTGGCAAAGACAAGCGGCCTGGGTGATGCGCTTTTCATCGCAGGTAACGACCTGAGCGGTGACTTCACCGCGATCGGCAACGTCGGCGGCGGCCCATCACCGCTGACAACCACGGGTATCGACAAGGGCGCGATGGAACGGATCGGCGGCGCCCGTGACGGCCGGCTGGAGGCCACCGCGTGGTTCAACCCGACGCTGTCCCACCCGGTGCTGTCAGCGCTGCCGACGGCGGACGTGCACAGCATGTACTGCCGCGGGACGACGCTCGGCAGCCCGGCGGCGAACATCGTCGGCAAGCAGCCCAACTACGACGGGCAGCGCGGCCAGGACGGCTCCTTCCCGTTTTCGGTGTCCATGCAGGCCAACGGGTTCGGCGTGGAGTGGGGCTATCTCCTCACCGCGGGCAAGCGCGTCGACACCGTGGCGACGAACGGCACTGGCGTGGACTTCGGTCTCGGCAGCCCGCCGCTGTTCAACGGGCAGGGCCTGTTCGGGGCGCAGTGCTATCTCCAGGTGTTCGCGTTCACCGGGACCGATGTGACGATCAAGGTCCAGGACTCCGCGGACAACGCGACCTTTGCCGACGTCGCTGGCATGACGTTCACAGCCGTGACGACCGGGCCCGGGACGCAGCGGATCGCTACTGCTTCGGGGGCGACGATCCGCCGCTACCTCCGCGCCGTGACCACAACGACTGGCGGTTTCACCTCGTGCACCTTCGCGGTGACCGCCATCCGCAACGACGTGGCTACGGCCTTCTGAGAGGGGTGGGGTTCTCATGCAGATGGTCAACCGGATCGACCCGAACCTGCCTGTCAGCCAGTACCAGACGTACAGCATCACCGCGCCTCAGGACACCACGATCGTGGCCGCGTGCGAGCAGGTCGGGTGCGCGGCGTGGCTGAACGGCTGGGACTCCGTCATCGACGAACGCACCGAACTCGGCCAGCAGCAGGCCGCGTACATCCGGGGCCAGTCCCGGCGCGCGTTCCGGGAGATGAAGACGGACGCCGGGCTGACCGTGTTCCGCTTCGAGGCCCACCAGCGCTGTTTCGAAGAGCACCGCACCCGCCCGGAGATCTACCTCGTCCGCGACGGGGATCACCGTGGGAACCCGACCGGCCGGACGCGGCAACACACCCGCCCAGCGGACTGGGTTGAGGACATGACCGAAAACCAGGTCCGCCTCGTCGACCTGCAGCAGAAGGGATAACCAGCCATGGCCAAGACATCGGGTCTCGGGTGGTCGGTGTGCTCCGTGGATGATTCGGCCGGCACCGTCCGCGCCATCATCAACGACGTCACCAACCTCCAGTTCGCGACCCCGCGCGCTGTGCAGGACATCACGGGTATCGACAAGTCGGCGATCGAGCGGCTCCTGCTCCTCGCGGATTTTTCGATCACGCTCAACATCGTGGCGAACTTCGCGGCCAACGCGAGCCACGACGTGTTCAAGACCGTCCCCAGCACCTCCGTCGCCCGGAGCACGACCCTCACCGTCGCTGGCAAGACGTTGGCGAACGAGGTGCTGTACACGGACTACCCGCTGCAGCGGTCCGCGTCCGGCGAGCTCACGGCGTCGGTGCCCGGAGTCCTCGCCGACGGCACCGTCCCCACCTGGGCCTGAGAGGCACACGCACATGGGCTACAAGACCAAGGTCAAGACCTACACGATCAAGTTCGGCCCAGGCCACGAGCACCACGGGGCCGAGGCCACGGTCCGCGGCATGTCACTCGGCGAGTACATGGAGGCCACGGGCCTCGACGGCGGCGACGGCGACGGGGACGCCGGGAGCCTGCGGAACTTCATCGGCCACCTCGTGAGCTGGAACCTCGAAGACGAGGACACCGGGGAACCGGTCCCGCCCACCGAGAAGGGCGTCCTGTCGGTTGACCACGACCTGGTCGTGGCCATGAACAACGCGTGGATCAAGACCCTCACGGGGGTCCACAACGCTGACCCTTTGCCCGAGAGCTCGACCTCTGGCGAACAGTCCCCGGCGCTGTCGATTCCGATGGAACCCCTGTCCGAGCCCCTCGCGAGCTGAGACGAGCCCGGCTACTGCTCGGGCTCCTCGAACGCTTCCCCGGCTACACCCTCGAAACCCTCATGCAGGAGGACACCGAGCTCCTGCGCCTTGTGGCGATCGAGAAGGCCGGAACCCCTGACAGACCCGACGACGACGGAGGTGATCCCTGATGGCCGATGACGTGACGATCACAGTCCGCGTCAGCGACGCAACCGGCCCGGGGATCACCGCTGTCACACGGCGTGTCGATGGACTCGCCCGGTCCGCGAAGGACGGCGGGGGCGCGTTCAAGGATCTTCGGGCGACGATGCTGTCGCTGGCGCCGGCCGCGGTCCCGGTGGCTGCGGCGTTGGCTCCGATCGCAGTGCATGCGGGCGCGGCGGGGCTGGCGGTCGCGGCGTTCGGTGCTGCCGTGATTCCGCAGATCGGGAATCTGAAGGACGCGGCCGGCGCGCAGGACAAGTACACGCAGGCCGTTACGAAGTACGGGGCGCAGTCGAAGCAGGCCATGGCGGCGCAGCAGTTCGTTGCGGACTCGTTGGCGTCGATGCCTGCGGCGACGCAGCGGGCGTCTGCCGCGTATTCGAATTTGCGGGACACGTTCCGGGAGTTCTCTGACAGCAACGCGAAGTTCACGATGGCTCCGGTTGAGAAGTCGTTCGCGGTGCTGGGGCAGATCATTCCGAAGCTGACGCCGATGGCTCGCGGCGCGTCGACGCAGTTGGACCGGCTGGTGTCGGTGGCCGGGGGCGCGGTCAACACGTCCGGGTTCAACGCCTTGTCGACGAAGGTGTCGGACTTCGCGAACAAGAGCCTGAAGAACGCCACCGACGGCGCGATCCACTTCATGCGGGTCCTGTCGGAGGGGAAGTCATCCGGCCCGATCGCGTCGTTCTTCGCCTACGCCAAGGCTCAGGGCCCGGCCGTCAAGGAGCTGCTGACGAACGTGGCCAAGGCTGTCAGCAACCTGCTTCAGGGTGCGTCACAGGCGGGCCCGGGGATGCTGTCGTTGGTCAACGCGTTCGCGAAGCTGGTGGCGGCGGTGCCTCCGTCGCTGATCGGCAACCTGATGCAGGTGTACGCGGCGTTCAAGTTGATCAAGTTGGCGGGTGCGGGGATCGGCGTGGCAGCGGAGGGCATCACGTCCCTCCGGGCGGCTATCGCGGGGCTGACTGCGGCGTCGGCTGCTGCGGGTGGCGGGCTGGCGGGTCTGCGGGCGGCGTTCATGTCTCTGAGCATCGGCGCGCGTG